ATACTTGCCTAACTCTATCTCCATTGTACGAGTCTTACCATTCCAATCTTGCCCTAATATTCTGAACCAAGTTAGTTCACCGTTTACCGTGTTAGTCATTTGGAACTCCTGTGTGTTTCTTTATATTACTATTATGTAACCTTTTTTAGAATTGTCTATTTCCTATGTGACACTTTCTGAACTGGCATAATTGGACTTGACATTTTGACCTTTTTGTGATAGATGTGACACTTTATAAACTGGCACATTACCTATTAACATTTTGACCTTTTTGTGGTAGATGTACCGATTTATAAACTGGCACATTACCTATTGACATTTTGACCTTTTTGTGGTAGATGTACCGATTTATAAACTGGCACATTACCTATTTACATTTTGACCTTTTTGTGGTAGCTGTGCCAATTAATTAACTGGCACATTACCTATTGACATTTTGACCTTTTTGTGGTAGCTGTGCCAATTAATTAACTGGCACATTACCTATTAGTGGTTATTGGTTGTTAGCCGAAAGGTAGCATTGAGGATAGCTTAAGAACCACCGACTTGTTTGACCATCTTCATAGATTACACAGTCTATGGTTCCAATCTCAAATAAGGCATACAGTACATCTAAGAAGTCTTTTTGGTATGTCTGTTGAGCGTAGCTGTATAGTGCATCACGGGTTGTTTTGCCTTCAACTACCTGTTTGAATAGGTCGAATAGTTGGTGTTGTTGGTTGCGGCGTGTAATAGACATTTGGAACTCCTGTGTTTTTCTTTATATTACTATTATGTAATCTTTTTTTAGATTTGACTATACCCTATGTGACACTTTATAAACTGGCACATTACCTATTGACATTTTGACTTTTTTGTTGTAGTTGTGACAATTAATAAACTGGCACATTACCTATTGACATTTTGACTTTTTTGTTGTAGATGTGACAATTAATAAACTGGCACATTACCTATTGACATTTTTACTTTTTGTGGTAGCTGTGACAGTTTATAAAGTGTCACATTACCTGTTGACATTTTAACTTTTTTTTGGTAGCTGTGACAGTTTATAAAGTGTCACATTTCCACCTGCATTGACTTTGCTTTTTGTTGTAGCTGTGACACTTTATGAACTGGCACATTTCCACCTGCATTGACTTTGCTTTTTGTCTAGTCCTAATGTGACAATTAATAAACTGGCACACTACCTGTTGACATTTTGTCCTTTTTATGGTAATGTGACAATTAATAAACTGGCACATTACCCTTTGACATTTTGACCTTTTTGTGGTAGATGTGCCAATTAATAAACTGGCACACTACCTATTGACATTTAGGCTTTTCTTGTCACTTTTAACTCTTGTACTACTGTACAGTCGTATCGGTCCCGAATGGTACGATTGAACTCTCGTCCCATAGATTCTGCATTACAGAGATTTTGATACACCTGAATTGGTACTCCAGTATATCTGTACTCGCTCCCAGATATAAATACTACTCTTAATGTTTCGCTAATCTGTTCATAACCGACAGCTAATAAGACAGAGGATTTAACTTCAATTAGCGGGATGTCATAAATCATGTGGAACTCCTGTGTGTTTCTTTATATTACTATTATGTCCTCTTTTTTTAGAATTGTCTATACCATATGTGACACTTTCTAAACTGGTACATTACCTATTGACATTTTGACTCTTTGTGATAGATGTGACAATTAATAAACTGGCACATTACCTATTGACATTTTGACCTCTTTATGATAGATGTGCCAATTAATAAACTGGCACATTACCTATTGACATTTAGCTAAACAATAGTCTTTCTAACCATTTAGCTTTTTGTTCCAAATTATTTGTAGGCATAAAATTATAGACCAGCACTATCTCTTTACCCTCTTTACCCCGTTTAGCTACAATATGTTTAGCAGATAATTTGATTCTGAGAGGGTTAATCATGTGGAACTCCTGTGTTTATATTACTATTATGTAATCTTTTTTTAGATTTGTCTATCCGCTATGTGACACTTTCTAAACTGGCATAATTGGACTTGACATTTTGACTTTTTTGCGGTAGCTGTGACACTTTATAAACTGGCACAATCGGTATTGACATTTTGACTTTTTTTGCAAGTGTGATACCTATTAAACTAGCATCACTTTTGGAATATGCTCTAAGGTTTCTTAGGCGGTTCGTCATTTTGTTTGGCTAAGGTGATAACTGACGTTAATAGCATCACGGTTATATCTACAACGTTTCGCCCGTATTTATCAGGGTTTTGAATAGCCAATACGGTAATTCCTAATAAGCCCACTGTACACATTATTACTAACCAACTTTTTATTGGATTCATAACTTTTATTTTAATAAAATAGGACGGTGTATCCCGTCCTTATCTTGACTATTTAGAAGGTTTAACCGGTTTTGGAGTAACCTTTCTAATCTTCCTATCGCACGATTTCTTTTTCATTGTGGCCTTTAGAAATAAACACTCACTTAATGATTGAGCGAGTTAGTTATCCGTTTTGTCACTGTTCTATTGAATTGTCAAGGGGTTTAGTTAGATTGTGACAGTTTTTTAATTGTCTCAATCCCTCCAGTTCTCTGATTTTTCCTGAATTTGTACACTTGGACTATCTCTTAATGTACCATCATTTTTTAGATGGCAATACTGCTCGAATACTCCCCATAGAAATATAAGAATCAGCAGTTCTAACAATGCTTTTCTATGTGAGTCGTTAAACTGTGGAAACAATTTCTTTAGCATTTCTTTAAATGGTACAAACATGATAATTTACCCTAGCACTCGATTAGACACAAATTAAAAGGTTGAGCTATTGCTCTCAACCTTTTTGAGTTAGCATTCGTTTTTAATTAATTCTAACTCCTGTAGCTTTAAGTTGATTTCACTGATTTTAACCTCTAAGTTTTCAGACTGGTCACTTTTTAACTCTAAATGATAGTTCATGTCCGCAGAATACCAGTAACGAAAATCACTTAATGAACCATTAGATTCTATTCCTAACTCCGCACAATATTCACAAATATCCTCTAAATTTTTACTCGTCAACTCTAACCATCCAAAATTATCATAGTCTTCTATTTGTGATAGTGAAACCTGACACTTAGTGTTTAAGTCAATGACCCCAGCATCTAACAAAATAAAGAGTTCGTCGATATTGTGATAGCTTAATCTTACAAACATAATTGGTTACTCCTGTTTTTTGCTTATGTGTCTATTATGTCACTTATCTCTTGTAATATCAAGGGGTATTTAGTGTTTTGGGACAGTTTATAAACTGGCACATATCCACTTGACTTTTTTCTCAACTCCGCTGAATTTTTTCTAGCAATTGTTGTTTTGTCATACTTCCATTTCTGTATCGGTCGGGACAATATCATGCAAGTTTTGAGGATAAAATACTCGGCTATCCACCCCCTCCAAAATGCCCCAAAATGCGTGCAACATACCCGATACTATCACCATTACGGTAAAGAATACAACGGTAGCGTTAAATGCCCAATATGCCCCAATTGCGATATAATCCAAAATCATTGTATCTAGTGTAGTCATGGTGTGTAACTCCTGTTTTTTGCTTATGTTTATAGTATGTCATCTTTTTCAAAAAAATGTCAATACCTTTAGTTTTGTCTTTTCTTATCTGTTTTAGGTATTGTCATTAGTTTATCTAATATAACTTTTGATTATAATTTTGTCTCCTCGTCATTAGTTTATCTAATATAACTTTTGATTATCCTTGTAATAAGTTTTTATTATGTGCTAACCTCATGCACACACCTGCAATTGTTATTTAAGATTAAAGCAGTGATTATTACCACTGCTTTAGCTTTTTTGGTCTGTTAGTCTAGTTCATAGTCTAGTTCTGATTCTATTTCTGATTAATCTTTGACTTCCCATCCCTTTTTAAAAATTGCATACTATTTCATTCATTAATGCCTCACGAAAAATATCATGTAAGTATTTTTTAACGTTGTTCTCATTTTTTCCTGTTATTCGGATGTTTATTTCCCCCTCAAAACTAGGTGTTATTACTACTTGATGTGCTGTCCATCTCAATCACTATTCTTTTTTCTGTTGATTCTAGTAATATCACAGCTAGTCCTTCCTGTCTTCGGATTCCATTACCATTAGGCAATAACTCTTGTAACAAAGATAACTCTTTCGATCTTTTCGCCCAGTTTTTTTGACTTGCCACTCTTGCAATCTTTTGGTACAACTTCATAATGGTTACTCCTGTTTTTTGCTTATGTATATAGTATGTCATCTTTTTCAAAAAATGTCAATACCTTTAGTTTTGTCTTTTCTTATCCGTTTTAGGTATTCTCATAAATTTATCTAATATAACTTTTGATTATAATTTTGCCCTCTCGTCATTAGATTACCTAATATAACTTTTGATTATTCTTGTAATAAGTTTTTATTATGTGCTAACCTCATGCACGCACCTGCAATTGTTATTTAAGATTAAAGCAGTGATTCTTACCACTGCTTTAGCTTTTTTGGTCTGTTAGTCTAGTTCATAGTCTAGTTCTGATTCTATTTCTGACGAATCTTTGACTTCCCATCCCTTTTTAAAAACTGCATACTCTTTCATTAATGCCTCACGAAAAATATCCCACAAGTATTCTTTAATGTCACCCTCATTTTTTCCTGTTATTCGGATGTTTATTTCCCCCTCAAAACTAGGTGTTATTATTACTTGATGATTTGTCCATTCATCACTATCGTTCGGATGCCAATAAATTGTCTCAATCACTATTCTTTTTTTTGTTGATTTTAGTAATATCACACATCCGGTCTCGATTCCATTACCAATAGGTAATAACTCTTGTAACAAAGATAACTCTTTCGCTTTTTTCGGCGTGTTTTTTTGACTTGCCACTCTTGCAATCTTTTGGTACAACTTCATAATTGGTTACTCCTGTTGTTTGCTTATGTTTATAGTATGTCAGTTATCTCTTAGAATGTCAAGGGGCTTTGGGTGTTTTGGGACACTTTATAAACTGTCACATATCTTCTTGACTTTTTGGCTTTTTAGTGCATATACTAGCATGATTTTTTTTTTTTTATTTTTAAAAAATTTTTTATTGTGTTATAATGCGGGGGTAATCTTTCCTTCAAAGGGTTCACTCAATCCTTTAATACAAGGAAAAATTTTTTACTGGTAAAAACTTATGTCTGAACAATTAATTTTTCAGCGTCTATTAAACGCTAAACGAGATTGGGCAGTTATGCCTATTCAAAACGGTCACTGTATTCGGGGTGCTGAAAAAACTATCCAAAAAGCATTAGAGGCACGACATTTAGAATTACCCGTTGGTAAATGGATTAAAGAGTGTGCTAGTCGTGAGAGAAAGTGGTTATCTGATTACGGTATTTTATTACTAGCCTCTAATTTTAAAGACGAAAAAAAACATGACTCTCAGTTAAATTATGCCTATTCAAATATCTCTTTAGCTAATCTTACTGATAAGCTACAAATTGAGTCTGAATCTCGTTCTTTAGTCTCTAAATGGTTAAAAATGGGAGAGAAATATCACCCCGTTTTAGTTACTTGGGTCGCCGAACAATCTATCTTTTTTCCTGTCCTAACTTTATACCGCCGTCTAGGTGGTACTCAGTTAGCTATGGTTTCCGCAGAGATTAGCCGGGACGAGACCATTCACGCTAGAACTAACGGCACTATCGCTAAATTGTTAGGACTTTCTATCCCTCCTGAATTGGATGACCTTCGACAGGAAACCATCGAGTGGCTTGTTTTAGACCTTGATGATTCTGGCATTGAAGGTAAATACGGTCAATCTCAAAATTATATTGACCAGTCTTTTCAATTACTTCATCAAGGTTCTTACGCTAAGTTTAAAGATACCTCTTTTGCTGTTATGCCCGGTTTCTTTGAAACCCATCGTAGTCATTTACCTAAATATGGTAAAGTAGCTAACTAACAATTTACATCTAAAAATAGGGTAATTTTTTAAGGCTACCCTATTTTTTTTTGTCAAGGGTTTTTCTTACTTTGGTTAATCAAACATCTCATTGATTGCATCAAATATTTGAGGCAATACTATTTGATTAATTCTGTCAACCTCTGCTTTATTTTTGATTGCCTCCCGCAACGAGTTTTCCGTTAAATTAGAACCCCCTTTACCTAATATTTCCGCCGCGTCTCTTAATCCATAAGCGGTTTTCGCTAATTCGTAAAACTTCCATAGGTTATCCCCTCTCAATTTTACGTTTAAAATGTAGTCTCTTTCTAGTCCATCTTTCCAATTGATATTACAATTTCTCAAGTGGTAATGTTCCCCCGTTGCCTTTAAATACCCAAAAGACCAGTACCAATTACAATCCCATGTAGGAGCGGCTATATACACCATTCTCCCGTCTTCTTTTCGTTTTCCCAGAAACCGTCTTTCTGTCCATTTTGTGCTATACATTGTCTTTTTCCTCTTTGTTTGGTTTATGTATATATTATGTCATTCTTTTTAGGTTTTGTCAATATCCCTAAATTTAACTTTACTTATTACCGTCATTAGTTTAGTTTATATAAGTTTTACTTATTACCGTCATTAGTTTAGTTTATATAGGTTTTACTTATTACCATCATTAGTTTTGCTTATATACTAACCTGATACACATACTTGCATTATTCTTTTTTTAGTCCACACCACCTACATATTTCTGCCTTGTTTGGTATAGACAAGAAAAGGTGAGTACATTAACTCACCCTTTTGTTTATGTTAGTTTTCCTCAGTTCGGCTTAAAATGCCCTCTAGTCTTTTCAGTAGCAATTCCTTTTCATACTCGCTAAAATTAAAACCAATGCTAAAATCGTCTAGATACCCAAAATTGTTAGCAAAATCCTCAATTAACTCACCTAACTCGTCACAGGTTAATACACACTTATTATCCATACTGGTTACTCGTTCGTCATCTTTTAATTCTGGTATTGCTATTAACAATTCCTCAAAACAGTCAATATATCCACAATTTGACCAATACTCATTCCACTGCTCATATTCTAAGTCGGACAAGTCTTCTTCGTCTAATACTGAGTAGTCTTCCAAGCTTTTCTTTTTCTCATCTATTGCTTCTATTAGCGAAGAGTCTTTAGGAATCATTAAAGCTTTAAATCTCATGTGACCCCCAAAACTATGCTGTTCTAATTCTGGAAATAATCTATGCCATACTCGATAATTACTCATATCTACTGAATCACTCTGCTCTGATTCTTCCGCTACTACATAGTAGTCCGTTAAATCCATTCCTAAATAATTTGGTGCTTCTGTCCATTTTTTTAGATATTGCGGTTGATAGTTCATGATTAGTTACTCCTGTTTTTTGATTATGTACCCATTATGTCACTTATCTCTTGGACTGTCAAGGGCTTTTTGGTATGTTGTGACAGTTTATAAAGAGTCACAAATACTCTTGACTTTTTGGCTTTTTTTACTGATAACTAACTACTGATAACTAATTTTTAAACCAGTCAATAACTATTTTAGGTTTTGGCAGTGTCACCCAGTCAACGACTTTGCAAAGTTCGGCAATTAAAATTATTCGGTTCCATCGCTGTTTTGGAAGTCCATATTCAGAAGCTAGTTTTCTTAATTCAGTCATTTTTAGAAAACTTAGTCGATAGTAAGCTATGTCTTCTAGCATATTTTTTACTCCTGTTTTTTGCTTATGTACCCATTATGTCATTTATCTATTGGAGTGTCAAGGGGTTTTAGGTAGGTTGTGACACTTTATAAACTGTCACATATACTCTTGACTTTTTGGCTTTTTTTACTGATAACTGATAACTCCTAATTAATCTTCTAATTCCCAATTATTTTCGATTAGGTAAAGATTATCCCTTAATATATCTATCTCTTGGTTTCCGTCATTTTCGACAGAGATATTGAGGTACAAATCATCAAACATTGACGACGCTTGTTTTAGACTTTTTGCCCCGATTGTGACCTCGATTGTGAGGGTTATAGTTCCTGTGTATTCCTTCATGGTTCTACTCCTAATTGGTGTTAATAACTGATAACTGATAACTGATTAATTAAAATTGCTGAATAATTACGCCCCCATCAAATTGGATAACTGTAGTCCGTTCTTCCAAATATTTAAGTGCCGCCGCTTCTATCGCATCCTCATCCTCATCCTCGGGTTGAATAAAATCATATTGTTCCGCCGCCTCTAGAACGCTCTCATATTCTGAAAAATCACACCTGATAGCTACTGTATCAAATTCTATTTTTGTATTGGTGCTATCTTCTATTTCCTCAAGATATTCCACTAACGCTTCTGCACCTGACCAAGACCAATTAGCATATTCATCTTCCATTAATAGCACGGTAGCTTGATTAGTGTTTAGATTTCTGTACATTTTTTTTCTCTCCTAATGGTTGTTTTTTTACTGATAACTGATACCTAGTCATTAATCCTCTAATTCCCATTCGGCTGTGTCGATATGAGTATCCCAATCAATGAGTTCAGGTATCTCATCCTCTATGTCATACCTGTTTAACTCTATGTCCATATAGCTTAAACTGATAAGCGGGTAGATATTTTCTGTCATGTTTTTTCCCTCTTAATGGGTGTTTTTTTACTGATACCCGATGACTGATAACTGATAATTAATGTTTCACAACTTTCTCAACTTCATCATCATACCACGAAAAATGACAGTCATAAGTTCTAGAAATCGAATCCAAGACATAAGCTTCTAGGGTGATTTTTCTATCTGACATCCAAGCTTTTAGGGTTTTACCCGTTGATTTTAGGAGAGAAATTACCTCCCTTTCTGTCAACTTATCTAAGTAAAAACTAATCCGATAGTTATCAGTTGTTTCGTCGCACGGAATAAGTTTTCCGTCCTTATCCCTTACCTTTACATTAAAGCTGTAATTTCTTTTGTTTTCCTGTGTCATGATACCCTCCTATAATTGGGCTATGATTTTTTTGCTTCTTACCTTTATCGCAGTTCTGGGGATTCTTTTGAGAACCTTTAGATTATATCCATAACGATTCTCTAGGTAGTTTTTGTCCTCTAGATACTCACTTTCAGTAGCAGGTTTTGAACCCTTAATTACTACTTCTGGAACACATGGACTCCAAACATTAACATCCCCATATTCTCCTACTCTTTCCCATGAATCACAGTCACAACATGATATTGATACTATTTCTTCTGGGAATATTGCTATTATTCCTTGTTTAGGGCCTATATCTTTATTCCATTTACGGAATATTACTTTAGTTTTTTGGGTGTCCATTACCTAACTCCTGAATTTTTTGTTGTCTGATTTCTATGGCATTGTACCGTAGTCTTTGGATAACCTCTAACTTGTACCCGTAATGATTTTCTAGGAAGTTTTTAACTTCTTTGTATTCACTTTCAGTAGCAGGTTTTGAGTTTTTTATTACCAGTTGAGGGTCGCACGCACCATGTTCACCTACCCATTCCCACGAATTACAAGTATAACATGACATTGTACCTAATTCTTCTGGGAATATTGCTATTATTCCTTGTTTTTTGTCCACCGACTTATTCCATTTACGAAAAATTACTTTTGTGTTTTCTGTGTCCATTTCTTTACTCCTAACTTGATATTGTCCCTATTATGTCACAATCTTCATTTCTTGTCAAGTGTGTCAATTTCTAAATTGTCCCAGAATTTACCTTTACTTTTTTTGACACCTGAAAAGGTTTTTTTGCAGTCCTTACATTGAAACATTGGGTATTTCTCTCCCTTAGCTGTTTCTTTATACGCCCTGATTACCACTTCATAACTTCCACAATGTGGACACTGCCGACCCTTTAGAATTTCGTAGAACTTATTACAGGTTCTCAGAAACTCTTGGTCTGTTACTGTTTTGTTTCCCCATTCTACTATTAATGGTAACAATCTCTTTACTAACGGTTCTCTCGAATGTGTCGGTGACATTTTTAGCTCCTGTTTTTCTTTGCTTCTGTTCCCATTATGGCATTCCTTCATCTTCTTTGTCAATTTGTTTGTGACACTTTTCAAATTGGCATATCTTTGTCCTCTCTATGTTACTTTCCTTTTTTATGTAACCCCCTATTTTGGTCTTTTTTAATTACCTTTTCGGGGGTTTTATCATGATTTAATGAGGTTTATACTATTCCTCATCTCCATACATCGTGTCCCAATATTCAAACTCACTATCTAACCAATTAAGCCAATTTTCTTGATACTTAGCATCGTTCTCATCGTCTTCCCAATCTACACTTACATAACGCCCGTCACTTAGCTCAATCTGACAATCATAATCCGTTACAGAACTAAGCACATCATTCCAAAAGCCTTGAGGGTCATAAATATCTGCGGCTAACAACCATTGATTAATCACTTCTCTCGCTTCTTTTTCGGATTCTCCTAATCCTAATCCTAAGTTTTCTAATTCTTCTATGTCATACTTGTTTAACTCTATCTCCATTGTACAAGTCTCACCATACCAATTTTGCCCTATTATTCTAAACCATGTTAGTTCACCGTTGTTTAGTATGTATGTCATTTTTGTAACTCCTTTGTTTCTTTGCTTATGTACCTATTATGCCATCTTTCATCTTCTTTGTCAATTTGTTTGTGACACTTTTCAAATTGGCACATCTTTGTTATCTCTACGTTACTTTGCTTTTTTTATGTAACCCCTATTTTGGTCTTTTTTAATTACCTTTTCGGGGGTTTTCTCAGGCTTTATTTGAGGTTTATACTAATCCTCAACACCAAAAATAGCTTCTAGATACTCAGAACCATACACGCAGTCTAGATACTCCGAGTAGTATTCCTCGTCATCCCAATCTACCTTAACATTACACCCATCTCCTAACTCTATATCAGCTTCAAAGTCTAAGATTTTTTGAAAATACCCGCTCTGCTTTGCTAACCATACTTCAATTACCTCTCTTTTTTGTTCTTTGCTCAAATGCTCACCTAATCCTGAGTGTTCTAAATTAGCTACGTCAAAACGGTTTAAGTCTATTTCCGTAGCACAAGTCCGTCCATACCAATCCAATCCAACGATTCTGATTATGCTTTTGATTACCGTGTACTTCATTTTTGACCTCCTAGTGTCTTTTCTCTATGTCTCTATTATGTCACTATTTATCTTGACTTGTCCCGCTCTAGTGGACACTTTCATAATTGGCACACATATCCTCTTTTTTCTCTCTATATATATAGTCCCTTTTTTAACCTTCCATCACCTCACAGTAGCACGTCCTTTACCCCCTTTGATAGGGTTAGAAACATCATTTTATCGGGTTTTCCTTGCAATAGCCAGTGGTCTAAGTATTTATACTCATAGTACCCCTGTCCTAACCTTTCTTACCAGTGGTCTAAGTATTTATACTCATAGTACCCCTGTCCTAACCTTTCTTACCAGTGGTCTAAGTATTTATACTCATAGTATCCCTGTCCTAACCTTTCTTACCAGTGGTCTAAGTATTTATACTCATAGTATCCCTGTCCTAACCTTTTTTGTTTCTTACTCGCTCGTGGCTCGAACCCCAATTTTACCCTTGCATTTATTTTAATTTTTTAGCTTTTCTTACACATGGCGCAAGCTCTTATTTTGCCCCTGCATTTCTTTTTCTTTTTATTTTAATTTTTTAGCTTTTCCTACACATGGCGCAAACTTCAATTTTACCCCTGCATTACTTTTTATCGCATCTGGTTGTGATTTGTGTCACAGGGTCTTAGGACTTTGTGTGTGTGGTCTAGGTATTTATACTCATGGCATCCCTGTCCTGCCTTCCCCTTACAGTGTAGACTAAAGTATTCACAGGTTTTAGGACTTTGTGTAAAAATGAGAATGATTATCATTCACAGGTTTTAGGACTTTGTGTAAAAATGAGAATGATTATCATTCACAGGTTTTAGGACTTTGTGTGTGTGAGCCTCCCGCTTTCCTTTCTCTCTATCTCTTCTTTTTACTCTCTCCCCTTTCTCATTTTCTTTTCATATTTCTCTCAACAGGCATTTTGGTATTTTTCACCATAATTGCTTTCTCATTTTCTTTTCATATTTCTCTCTCATGCCATTTTGGTACTTTTCACCATAATTGCTTTATCATTTTCTTTTCATATTTCATAAAATTGGGTCGACCTTTCTTTATTCTTATCTAAATATACCATAAGCTTGATAGAAAGCTTATGGTAAGAAGTCTAAAGATTTTTTGGCATACCAGTATTTACACCAAAACCTATAGCCCAACCCTTATAAGGGTTAAAATGAGTAGTATCAATACAAAGAGGAAACCCTAACACTTCCCAGCATTCTAATAGTCTTGGCACGTCAACAGTCTGAGCCGTATAATTTGTTCCTGTTTCATTAATAAGAAATTTTTCAAAAATTTCTGGTGCGATGTAAACACTAAGGCTAGGAACTTTACCATGAGTTGAAAACAAATTATCAGACTCTTCGGCTAATTCTGCGGTTATCCCAACTGAAATATCGGTTACAAGCAATTCTTTATAAACTGAATCGCTTTCACCAGGAAAAACCCATACAATAAATCTAACAATATAATCAGGTTTTGCATTCATAAATACTTAAAGTAGTGCTAAACTATGTTTTAATCTAGCATAAGCTTACTAGCAATGTCAAGTAAAAAGCCTAGAAATTATTATCCTCTTAACGTCCGTACCTCACTATCTGAATATGAAAGACTAAAAAAATACTGTGATAAGGTTTAATACCCTAACCCCCTATTAGCTCTGAAACATTTATCTAGGGTAAAATGCCCAAAAATACGCAATTTTTTCGGTTTTGAGTTTTGAGTATGATTAGTGATTTAGTTGGAATCGCCAAAACCTTCAAGTCTAATCCTTAGCTAATTTCTTAATTTTAGCCTCAATAGGCTGTCTAGCTTTTTTTAGGTGGTTTATTCTTTTCGTCCTATACTGACATCTTAAGTGTACTACTTAGTGAAAATCAATAAAACTCAATCATAGCAAGAGTTTTACATTTTTAGACTTTAAAAAACACCATTTTAAAATCAATAAAACCCAATCATAGTATAGCTTTGACTCGTTTGTACTATGTAGTTGGGGAGATTAATTTTTTTTATCTACCCCCCTATCTAATCAACACAGTAAAAAAAACCCCTGAAATAAGCTTTAAGTACCTTTTGAGAGTATTTGGAAGCTACAAGTACCTTTGAGTACCTTGAATCATATCTTCCCCTATTTTTCCCATTTTTGATATTTAGAATGTGACACCTAACCTGTACTACTTAATGAAAATCAATAAAACTCAATCATAACAAGGGTTTTACATTTTTGGGACTGTTTAAATACCGTTTAAAAATCAATAAAACCCAGTCGTGGTATGGGTTTAGTCTGTTTTGTACTATGTAGTAGGGTGGGTAACTTTATTTTTTTTATGGTAGGTCTATCTATTCAACGCAGTGTAAAAACCCCTGAAATAAGCTTTAAGTACCTTTTGAGAGTATTTGGAAGCTACAAGTACCTTTGAGTACCTTTAGTTTATAACTTCACCAATCTGCCTTGTTTTGAAAAGCTTTGCAAGTTTATGATGTTCAGGCTTTAAAAGACTGGGTGATAGGTATTTATACCTAGGCACAAATACTTAAACCTCTGGTTTATCTTTTCTCAACATAGCTTTAATTGTTTTTATTCTTAAACCACTTGGTCTTTCTCCAATTGCTACTTTTTAACCCTTTAAAGACACTTTGACCAATTTCGGCTATATTCCCCCCTTATTAAGACTGTAGAGTTTACAGGGCTATTTTTCGCCCCTTCCCCATACCCCAACCCTCCTAGACAATACCACGTTTTCCATATTAGGCCATGTTAAGCATAATAGAACATAAGGAAAAAAATGTTAAAAGTATTGAAATCCGCTCTGAGAAAGGCTTTAGGGTGAAAAATCTTTGGAAAAAGAAAAATCTTTAAAAAACCTCTGGACATTTCGCCCAAAAGCTTATATGATATAAGCATGGATACGAGACTAGGAATTACCCTAGGGTCTTGAAACATTTAACCTATCAAAAAAAAGATATATTATATATAGATATGCCAGATTTTTGTGTAAAAATTGGATGAAATCTATGAGGTGTAAGGGTTTCACGGTTTAGGGTAAAGAAGGGTAAAAGAACAAAACCTTGAAAACACATCAAAAAGGGATGACCTAGTCCAAAACACAACTAATTGGAAAACTAAATCTTCAAAGGTACTTAAAGGTACTTGTATCTTCCAAATGCTCTTAAAAGGTACTTGTTTCTCATTTTAGGGGTATTTCCCTGTGTTGATTCGATACCCCTATCATAAAAAAAATAAAGTTATCCCCCCCACTACATAGTACAAAACAGACCAAACCCATACCATGACTAGGTTTTATTGATTTTAAAAGGGGATTTTAAAGATGATTTAAATACAAAACCCTTGCTATGATTGAATCTTATTGATTTTTGCTGAGTAGTACAGGTTAGGTGTCACATTCTAGGTGTCAAAAAAGGGTTTAAACTTCTTCAAGAATAGATTTTAGGTTAACTATTAAAGGGGTTAGCAGAGCGAATAAAGACAGATTTTGACAAATATAGATATGTAGACTTAAAATTTAGGTGTCACAGTTGAGGTAAAAATCGATGAAAGCAAAAACAAATAAAACCAAAGAAGAAATCAAAACACAGACAGAAACATTGTTTGAAATCTATAAGCTAGGAGGAGTATCAGTTAGAAGTTTGGCGGATAGATATGGAATCCCGTGGACAACATTAAGAGACAGATTTAAAAATAGGTATGGAAAAATTTACACAAAGTATAGGGCAGATGAGGGTACGGTGCATGGAATCATTAAAGAACACATGACCAAATTAAAAGGAAAACAATTAAAGGAGGTTTCTGATTGGTATAAAGAACATAAACAGGAATTATTGTTAATGTCGCTCGATGACCAATTAAACCCAAATAGTACGAAAATATACACAGAACATCGTATGGATACGGAAACAAAAGCTCAATGCAGATTGCCGTATAGTTTAGGAGATTCTCCATATTTAACTGGAAAATATCAACCAACAATTGATGGGGAAGAAATAGAAGGGGATTTGCCAATATCTTGGTGGACAGATTAAACGCCCAAATTGATATGTAGGTGCGAAACGTTTAGACGTTTACCCCACTAATTCCACGTTATTTTTTTAAAGTAGGTGATTCAAATATGCCTTTATCTTATACCCCCGCAGTCAAAGGGGGAGCAAATCCAGCCAGTGGTAGCTATCTACTTGACCCCCAATATGTAAATAGTGGTGTAGATATTCTCAAAGCAACCTATGGTTACAATATTAATGGTTCGGCAAATGCTGACCAATTATTGCAACGAGATGCTATTTTAGCTATTCTTGAATTTGCTCTTAAAGATACCGCTTTTGTAAATGCTATTCAGGCTGTAGCGGCTGGTGCTGGGGTCACTACTCCTGCTAGTTTTGTAAGTGCCTGTGTGACTAAACTTACAGCTTAGTCTGCTCCTGTGTTTTTCTCAAAAAGCCAATTCTGTAAGGGATTGGCCTTTTTTAAGGACAAAAAAAAAAAATGGAATTAATATTATTAACTGGCTTGATTTTAGGGTTTTTTATCGTTTTGTTTGGTATGTTTTTAGTCACAGTAATTACCATTAACAAAAAAGATGTAGAAGACTTTGCACCAACAATGGACGATGAAATTGATAATTTTATCATGATGAGTCAAGCGAATGATAACTGATAACTTACTACTGAGAACTAAAAATTTAACTGGATATTCCACTCAATTTGATTGCCTATTAAATTAAAAGATTTTTCGTGGTGACACTGCCAACATTGAATATGTTCCCTGTTTTCACTTAATAACCCAACTGACCAACTTCGATACTGGCAAGAATAGGCAATTATAATTCGACTATCTATAATGTTTGCAAAAAACCGTTCTCCTATAACAGTAAATTCATGTTTCTCAAATATCCAATTACAATGAGGAAAATTTTGCGTAACTACGGATTGAAACTCTTGAAATGACAGCATAATACTCCTGTTGATTTAGTACTTTAGTTTGATAACTTGACCAGTTTTAACGTCTATAGCCTCAAAATACAATAAATCGTCTCGTTGATTGTAATATTCAAAAATTTCAGTAACATCAGCTTCTGTATTTATATTGTGGGAATATTCTTTACGCTTTCCATTCTTGTCACGTATAATAGCCACAACAGTAAAAGTCTGATTTTTAGGATTGCCATTCTCATCTTTTTCTGCAAAGTTTAAGTGAAACATAATTACCTCTGTTGATTTGTCGATCATAACCGATAACTGATTACTGGAAGATAAAACTATTAAGGTTTACAATTTTGGAGAAAAGCCCATAAATAATTTTTATGTTTGTTAAAATTACTTAACATCTCGTAAACCTTTTGAGTCTGATAAATACCGGGTAAGACCACAGCCTCTGGTTGGTGATAAAATATTTTGCAGTAAAGTCCGTCTTCACTTATTAATAAGTGATGCTCTAATTTTACTAGCATATTCTCAAGTTTTACAGCTAAATCCTTTACGGTAGGGGCAAGAAAGCAAAAAGCATGGGAAGGGTAAAAATTCATTTGATTTCTCCTAAATAGATAATAACTGATAACTGATAACTGATAACTGATAACTGATAACTGGTATCTAACTTATTAGCAACTAATTAGCACACACTACCCGAAAACCATTACAGGTGTTGTGGTTGACGATACCGTTGTTGCAGTTGTAAATTGAGATACGGCAGTCATCAGTAAAGCTACCCCAGGAACCGCCCCGCAGATCATCTTTTTTGCACCATTCCCAAACGTTACCGTGCATATCGTAGAGTTCCCAAGCATTAGGTAATTTTTGTCCCACAGGATGAGTTGTACCCCCAGAATTTCTGTTATACCAAGCGTAATCTCCTAACTGACTATAATCATCTCCGAAATAATAGTCAGTGGTTGTACCTGCCCGACAAGCATATTCCCATTCTAATTCCGTTGGTAAGCGATAATTTTTCCCTGTTAGCTGACTCAATTTCTGACAAAAAGCTTGAGCGTCGTCAAAACTGACTTGTTCTACTGGATTTTGGGGATTGTTTTTGAAATAAGAGGGGTTGGTTCCCATTACTGCTTGATATTGCGCCTGAGTCACTGGATATTTCCCAAAATTCAAATTTGAATTTTGAATCCGAACTAATTTAATAGAATTTAGACAAGCAGACGGGGTTAGAGTAGGGTTAGTCATGATTTTGAGCTTTGATGAAGGAATCGATTGTGTCGATTGCTTTGATTATAACAGATAAATCTGTAGTAGTGAGCAAAGAAAGATTTTTTTCAGACCATTGGTAAATGGCTTTTACCTGCTTTTGTAGGCGGAGGATGCGGGAAAAGTTTTCGTATAGTTTTTGAATATCCTCAGTGACTAAAACAGCATCGACACCACCATAAGAACCCCTAAAATGATAGAAAGCAATGCCGTCTTCATAATAAGGTGTACGGTCAAGGGTAAACACGACATCTTTGAGTCTTTTGCTATTGATACAGAAAGCACGACAGCGTTTAGCAGATACAAGGTCAATATGGAATATTCTAAAATATTCGTTCATATTTGATGTATCAGCAAAACCAATACTTGCAACTTTGTCACCAATATTTAATAATTTAGACATGGTAATCCTCCAAAATTTGATTAAATGTTTGAACTTGCAAAAGTTCAAGTTCAGTTTCAGAAAAAACAAGGTCTTTAGATTTAGAAGGCGACAAACAGTCTAAAGTTTCAGATAGCCGATTTAACATCTCAAAAGTTATTAAACCTTGCTGAAAGTTATCAAGGTTGAAAGAGTTAAATTGGCTACTTAAACCGTTAATGTATCGTCTGATTTTGAGGTTTAAGACTGATTGAAGGTATTCTTTTTTAGAGACTTCATCCCATAGCCACAGATAGTCAAAGCTAGATTGGAAAGCAGGGTGAGGTTGTCCTCTCCAATTAGCTAAAAATCTGGATTCATGAGAGACTAAGGTACGATAAACTGTGTATTTAGACGATTGTTGGTAGTCATTATTGTCAAAAGGTTGAATATAGGCAAGTTTAGGGGTAACTGAGTGTAC